ACATCCTGTTTATTTTTTGAATGTGTCTATTAAATATTAGTCCTTCTGCTTGACTAAAAGAAACTTGCTGTACTTGTGTATCATTAGATATCACAGCAACATCATCAACCTGTTTGAATTTAGAAATATCAACTCTTGGTCTCGCAGACATATTAGCAAGATCTGGTCCACCAGCATAGTGAGTATGAAATACTACACCGATCTTTGCTCGTTTAATTTTTTGACCGATGGGATGACTAGTTGGTATTCCGTATGTGATAGTGTTTGGTCTGAATACAATCAGTTCTTCACCATCAATTCTTTCAATTCTTTTATCTGTTGTGAAGAGAAGATCTCCCTGAATTACACCATCAATATCTAATTCAGAAAAATATTCCAGACAATCTTTGAGTTTTCTATTTAATTCTCCTTCATACATGCTATCAACATCACCAGGAGTATAACAAATCTTAGGATCTTTTATGTTGAAAACAGATTTAGTTCCTACAAAAAATAAATTGGTCAGTGGATCTCTGCCACATACTACTGAAGGAGCACCATCCCATTTAGTCTGAAGAAACCCTCCAGTAGATTTCTGACCGATCATTTTTTTAAGTTCGGTAAGAAAACTAACCACCGCAAAACATCCTTCCGAACCATAGTTCAGAACTTCATCTTCTAAATGCTCTAAGTGTTTTAGTTTAACTATGTTTGCCATTAGTTGGAAAATTTAAGAGTGTAATTAACTGTACCTTGGCTTGCGGTTATAAGGTCAGTAGCAGATTTACCACCAGTAAACTCTAATTCTGCTGTAGTAACTTTTTTAGTACTGAAAAATATCTGACCTTTTCTAAATTTACTAGTATCTAGGTAAGCTTGATACATTTTTTTTCCTGCCACAGCATTCCTCATTCTAGATTTTGAGTTTTCATCAGTATTTAATTGATCGGAAATATATCTAGAAAAGAAAGCAGTCATTCCAGAACCACATTTTTTAAGCGAACTAGTAACAGAAGAACTACTTGCTTCTTTAAAATTTGATGAACTTAAAGATGTTTGAATTTGTAATGCTCTTCTAATAACCTTACCATACACAGGATTAGTTAAACACCCAGATTTTAATTGATTGAATAAATCATCTGGATTTATGGTTGGATTTTGAGATCTATCTGATGTAGTAGGTCCCACATTGAATCCCAGAATTTCCTTCACCCCATAACGATAAACATACCTCATAGACCTTTTACCATTGATAGTACCACCATCAACATCTTTACAAATTTGTTGTAACTTTCTTAAAGTAGGAGAATTACCTAACGATCCAGGATTTTGTTTCATATGTGGCATTATATTACTCCACACAGATGGGGATGCTCCCTTCTTACCTGCCTTAGAAGAAATCAAGTATTTTCCAGCGTTTGGATTATTGCTTTCATTTTTATACTGAATGAAAGAATCAATACCAGGAAATGATGGGTCTTTAGGAACAGCGAAGTATTCTACGGGGTATGCTACGATTTCAGCATTAGCAAAACAAACTGCTTTTTTAAGAAGAATCATGTAACCAATCAAAAGTTCTCCAAGATAAACTCCTAATTGATTTTTTTCTTTATCTGATACACCAGCATTCCATACAAACTGAGCATCTCCAGTTAAAGTTCCAGTATCATCTACATCATCATAAAAAAACTGTGCTACTTGTTCGGTGATGTATTCTGGAACTGATGGTTCATTTTCTAATCCATGTAAGATTGATTTCGCCAGTTGTTCCGCTGAAGTAAATTTTTTACACGGAACATTTTCTTGTTCATTCAACATTGGAACAATAATATCGTCACCCAAATTAATTAACTTTGTAGATTCAATCTGGAATGTTGCTCTACCATCCTTCACCTTATCAAGGCAATCAATATGTACCCACCCAGTTCCTTCATTTCCAGCATCAACTGAAATCATATTCTTGAAGGTTCCAGATTCATGATATATGTCTCTCTGGAAAATTGTAACTGGATGTCCGTGCTCTAGTCTTTTTGCTCGTACCAGATCGCCAGCATTATTTTGAGTATGTAAATAATTTTTATTTCTTGTATTTGAACTATTTGCTTTAATATAAGTTTCTACTTCTTGGTTTTGGAAATACTTTTTCCATTTATCTATACCTTTAGTAGCCATAAAAAAACCCCCTTATGGGGGTATTTATTAGATATCGTTTGCTACACGGTTTTCAGAACGCTCAATGCTGAACGATCCTTCGGGGTAACGAGCACTCAGTTTCTCAAAGTTCATTTGAATAACTTCCTCAAGAGAAATATCAAGACCGATACATGCTTGAGAAACATACCACATGATGTCACCGAGTTCACGCTTAAGATGGAACAGATTATCCTCATTCACAGGTTTGCCTTGGAAAACAATCTTCTTCACAATCTCAGTAAACTCACCTGCCTCAGCAGACATGCCTACAGCAGCAGTAAGCAATCGCTCGGTAGGAAATCCCTGACTGTTAAGTTCCGCAATGCGCCCAACAAAACTATCATACTCTTTGCTTGGAGCAGAGGTAGTGGTATCAACGAACTCGACATACTTGTTCAGATCAATAGTCATAGATTAAAATTTAAATTCAGTTAACTTCGCCTTTGATGATTTACTCTGAGATTTGGCGATTTCCTCAAAGTCATATTCCTGCCCAGAATCAACAATGTCAGTTTGGGCAGAGTCCTCTACATCATACAACCTCATCTTCGCCCTGTCAATACCCACGACAAACCTTTTGAACATGTTCAGATCGTTGTATCTGTTTTTGAGTTGCTTGACCATGATTTGGTTGATACCTTCAAGTTCTTCTGTACTGATAAGAGCAAACATGAGGTCCGCAGTAGCAGGTAGTCCAAAAGACTCAGAGGTATCTGTAAGATCAATATCAGTGCTGCCATAACCAGAGCGAGTAGTCTGAGTGGCGCTAATGATAGGGAGATCAAACTCAACAGCAAGACCTCTAAGTTCTTCCGCAATCGCTTTGACATAAGTGTACGAGTTTACAAGTGCTCCTTTATATCTAGACGAAGCACAGATGTTGAGGTAATCGATGAAGATGATATCGGGTTTAAAACTCTTCTTAAGCGATAGATCATTGAGAAGTGCTTTAAAGTGTCCAGAGTGAGCAGATGCTGTTGGATATTCTTTAATAATAAGTTTACCATGAGTCTTCTGTGCGAGTCGGGTGACCTTTGAAGTAAAGAGTTGCTCGGGAAGCTCCTCAATATCTTTGATGTTTACATTGAGAAGATTCGCATCAATTCGCTCCGCGATCTTCTCCTCCGCCATTTCCAGTGTGATGTAGAGGACATTCTTACCCTGGAGGAGCGAGGCAGCAGCAACATGGCACATAAACAAAGATTTGCCCACACCAGTACCAGCGAGTGCGACATTAAGAGTTTTGTTGGGGATACCACCTTTCGTAATCTTGTTAAAGAGTGAAAGATCAAATGGTATTTTACTTTCATTGCGGTGATAGAATTCGAAACGACTTTCATAATCTTCTATGTAGTCGTGACCGATATGCTCATCAAAGGAAACAGCGAGTGCTTCCTGAAGGATTGATGGAATAGCATCTTCGGTGCGCTTGGAATCTTTACCATCAGCAATCTTGACACTCTCAAGTAGTGCCAAGTAAACTGCCCGTTGCTTACACCATTTCTCAGTGGTATCTAAGATCCACTGAAAATCAACCTCAGTATTTTGAATGTCATGAATCTTCAGTTGTAACTCTTTATAAGAATCCTCGTTAAGATCTTTTCGATTATCAACTTCGATACTCAGAACTTCTTTCGTTGGTGGTTGACCATACGAAACGACAAAATCGTTGATAATATCGAAAAGCACCTTGTCAGAATACTGCGTAAAGTATTCCCCCTTGATGTAGGGGATGACCTTACGCATATAAACCTCGTTACTAACGAGATTCTTCAGAATTGTACTTTCAATTACTTCCATCAAGATCCATAGCAGAATTCTTTTCGGGCACACTCATCGAGTGCTTGGAGGATTTCTGGAGTGAAATACTTCTCAGGATCCTTGTAAATAACTGAAGGATATACATTACCAGAATCAGTTTTAACGCGATTGCCCACACGCTCAAAGACTCCGTGCTTCTCACCCAGTTCCAGTAGTCCGTAGTACTTGTCAAGACCTCGTTCATCAAAATACAACCTTGTTTCTACATCAGAGTTTTCTTTAGTAAAGCGAGACTTCTGTGCCTTCACCTTAATAATGTTGCCGACCTGCTCTGTGCCATCCTTCTCCTTCTTTTTGGAAAGGAACAGGATGCTAGAAGCAGCATACTTCAGACCAGTACCACCACCCATTTCCTTGGTGGGAACATAAGCACCCACAACTTCATAAGTGTGGTTGGTGACAATCAAAGGAATACCTGCCTGACCCAGTTTAAGTGAGAGAATCCTGAAGATGGATTTAATCACCTGAGCACGGGTCATATCACGGGTTTCCTTGCCATCAGAAGCATCCTGAACCTCCTTAGAGGTGGAGAGCATACCCAAAGAGTCTAGCACAAACAGGAGCGGTGGGCGGTCATCCTTCTTGAGTTTCATGTACTCATCAACAACCTTGATGCTCTGTGTACGAAACTCTTGGACTGTAGTGACAGGAACAAGTCCGACACGCTTCACATCGATGTTGCGAGTTGCCATCATATCTTTAGAGATAGCAGACTCAGACTCAAAGTAAATGACCTGACCTTCAGGGTTCTGCTCAAGAAAGTTCTTTACGATTGAGAGAGCGAAGAAGGTTTTACCTGTGCTGGATTCGCCTGCGAGGGCAGTGACTTTATTTTGTGGGAGACCACCAAAAATGCTCCCAGAGACAAGAGCATTGAGTATGTAAGAACCAGTGTCCACGAAAGAACTACAATCTCCAGCGGCGATGCCTTCATCAACGATTGACGCAAATTCATTGTCTAACTCCTTGATAACATTGTTAAGAAAACTCATAATATTTAAGAAAAGAAACTACTTAGTGAACCAGTGCGTTCATGCTTCCAACCAATACATTCTAGCACAGACTTGAGTGGTTCGAGGAAAGACTTCTCAAACTGTAGGTTGTGGTCAATGTATTTTTCCAGATCAAATTCTTTAGGAAGCGTGTTAAAGAATGAGATGATATTCTCACCAATAGGATTGGGAGTCTTCAGGTAGATGAATTTGATTTTTTCTCCTTCTTGGATAAGAGGAAATCGATTAGTAATCTTATTGTGCTTAAGGTAGTGATTATACAATAATGCACCTCGGACAGCAATAGGTGTACCCTTCTTATAAATCTGGGAATAACTCCTGTACTTCTCAAGTCCATTACAACCCCTCGGGAATGCTATATCTAGGTAACTTTGTTTCTTAGTATCAGATTTAATCTGATCGATGAAATCAATAAGGTCATCATTAGTTCCTTCAATCAGGATCTTGTATGCCTTAACAAGTTTGTCCCTGAAATATGCTGGGGTAGAAGAGCGTTGAGTCTCAAGACCCATGATCTTCATCTTAGGTTCATGATAACGCACACCTTCACTGTCCCATACATTGAGGATGTAACGCTTCTTCGCAGTCCAGATGCCACGGTTGGCGATGTTCTCGCGCTTCATGACCATCTTCTGCTGATAAGCATTTACATACTGCGCCAGTTCTTTGTAGCAATCCTCAATATAAGTTTCAAGTTCCACCTTACACAGTTTATCAAGGAATGAAACGACTTTCTCATCATTCGGCGTTCCTCCTTTGAATACACTCTTGACCAGATCACCGAGATCAAGATAAATGGAATCGGTATCAACAGCAATAACATAGTCCTTGTCCTCAGTCTTTAGAATCCTACGAAGATATTCATTCATTTTGTTCTCGATCCATCGGATCGAGAGTTGTCCTGAGAGAGTAATAGCCTCAGCATTCTCCAAGCGGAAATACCTGAAGTATTCATTACCAATAGCACCGTAGGCACTGTTGAGTTGAATCTTTCTTGCCATTTGGATATTGTTGAACTTAGCAATATCCTTGACGAGTTGAGGGTTCTTAGTATCTTCATATTCTTGCTTAGCGGCGAGCATTTTCTTTTTATAGATCGTGCGCTCATTGTAGATCTTCTCCATCAACTTGGGCAGGAATCCCTGCTTCTTGGTAGTAAACAGAGTGCCATTGGGGCAGATAGTAACGCCATCAAGGGTGCTTGTGTCAATCTCACCATTGAGAAGTTTATCTACATTGATGCCGCTTACACGCTCATCTAGAAGGGTCTCAGGGGAGATATTATATTGCATGATGAGGTGTGGGTATAGAGAGTTGAGGTCAAAGTTGACTACCCAATCATACACACCAGGAACAGGTTCCTTGACATAGGCACCAGCATATTGCTGGTCTTTGGTACTCTCGGTCTTAGGTGGAATTACAATGTTCTCCCGCGATAGAGCATCGTAAATAATGCTATCCCACATACGAACCTGATAGAACACATCCTCAAAGTTCACCTTAGCGTCATACGCCATGGTGACAGCAAGTTCAATCAGTTTCATTTTATCTTCAAGCATGTCCACAAGTTCTACGTCATGGATGTTGTACTCGATAAACTTCTGCCAGTTGTTGCGATAGAAATCTTGGAAGTTCTCAAACTCACTGTGATCCAACTTCTGCTGACCAAGTTCAACAAAAGCAATATGATCCAGGCGATAAGATTCCTGATTGGTATAAGTAAACTTCTGGTACAAATCATAGTAGTCCAGAGTTGCTACACCAATGATGTCATAATAGATCTTCTTCTGACCCTTGACATACAGTTCACGCTCACGCACAGAGTTCCATGGTGACATAGAACGCATGTGCTTGATACTCAGCACACGATCAATACGACGACAGATGAATGGCATATCGAAGAACTTGACATTCCATCCTGTGATGATGTCAGGAGTCTTCTGTACCCAGTATTCCAGAAACTTACCCAGAAGGTCCCGCTCATTCTGACAATAGATGTAATGAACATCTTTGCGGGAGTTCTCAAACTCACCACAACCCCAGGTAATGATTTGCTTGCTGGTGAAATCCTTTACAGTGATACAAAGAATTTCTTCCCGTGCTTCTTCAACACTGGGAAATCCGTTCTCAGATGTAGTCTCGATGTCAAGAGACATAATGCTGAGTTGAGTGAAATCATAGTCAACCTCCTTAGGATACTTGCTCAGGATGTACTGATACAAGTATTTGGTGTTGCCGTAGATCGTAAAGTTATCTACGGCATCATAAGTATTGACGAACTCCTTTGCCTCCTTGATGTTGCCCAGATGAACTGGTTCGACATAGTTACCCTCAAGGGTCTTGTATGCCGTTTCTTTTTGGGATGG